TAGAGGTGTTAATTCTACTAGCGCGTGCGAAAACGCGGAGAGTTCTGCGATCGGTAGAGCGCTTCACACAGGTGGTATCTCAAAGCACAGCGAAGGCAAGCCAAGACCCTCAGCAGAGGAAATGGCAAAAGTAAATGCGAAGCAAAGCAAGCCAGAACCCACAACCTTTAAAGAGAAGTTAGCAGACAAGATCACGATGCCGGTTGAGGACGATCCCTGGTCAACCAAGGCTGTATCACCAGCACCTAGCGCAGCTGAGGCCATCGAACTTGTTCAGGAAGTGTTAGGCGCAGTTAAGATAGATAAAGACATTCCACTATGTCGTAACTGCCATGACCATAAGCCTATGGAATGGAAAACAGGCGTAAGTGCTAAGAACAATAAGCCATGGGGTAAGTTCTCATGCTATGTCTGTCGAGATGTGATGTGGTACAACATTGCAGCTGATGGCACTTGGAAGCCTCAGGAGGCCAAAGCATGAGCGGCTTACAGTTTATGAACCAAGACGGTGAATGGGAGAACTTTCCTACTGATGATGAATTAGCAGAAAAGGCTAAACACCAGGAATTGCTAAACGCCTTCAAGTGCGGATTATCTGTCATCTATGTAATGAGCCAGTTCCACGCGAGGAGTTGGCGTTCTGGATAGCCGGTACTGCAATTACATGGTCATGCAAGAAATGCCACGCGGTCAATGAGTCAAAACCGTAAATACAGAGGCTACGACACCGAAAAGTTGGTGAGCCGCTATCTTAAACAATGGTGGCCATTCGCTTTGCCTACGGGGGCAGGCAGGTCTGGAAGTGATGTGACGGGCGTTCCGTACATTGACTTTGAAGTCAAGGCCAGAGCAGACTTCCAGCCTAAACAATGGATCGACCAGACAGAAAAGCGCACCAAGACAAGTGGGGGATTACCTGTCGTAGTATGCCGACTTAATGGACAAAGGGCAGACGTGGGAAACTATCTTGCGTTCCTTAGGTTCTCTGATCTGGTCGATCTGTTGGTTAAGGCGGGTTACGCCAAGCACCCTAAAGAGTTAACCGATGCAGACGTTAAACGCTGTGAGGGTTGTGGCGAATGGACTATTCAAGGCGAATGCAAATCATGTGAGGATCAGTAATGCCTATCTATGAGTTCGAATGTACTAATGATCTATGCGAAGCTAATCTTCGCTATGAGAAGGAGTTAAAGATAAATGAACCACATGATGTTGAATGCGGGTTCTGCCATGAACCTATGCGCAAGATATATTCATCCTTTGGCATACAGTTCAAAGGCTCTGGCTTCTACTCTACAGATAAATAACTTATACACACCTGTGGATAACTAATGTACATTCCTTCACTTAACGCTCACGACACGCCCATGTTATACACATGCTTGACTTGGCGAGTACACTCTAGGCAAGAGCCCCTCAAGGGCTCAGACCGCGCCCGTAAGGGCGTAGCGCGGTGGTTTGCTGGAGTGTTAGTGGGAGCTCTATGTCTAATTAGCATTGAGACATCAGAGGCTCAAAACATGCCATTAAAAGTATTAGCAGATAAGCAGCTAACAGATAAGCAATATCATTGCCATAACGAGATTGTGTATAGAGAGTCTCGATGGAAGATAGATGCAGTTAATGGATCACATTATGGTTACTATCAAATGCGTACTGAGTCTATGAAGAATAAGCCTTATGACTATCAGTTCTATATCTATTGGTACTATGTATCAAAGCGCTATGGTCTTGACTATGAGATACCGGACTATTGCAAGGCACTACATCATCTAAAGACTAAGGGATGGCAATAGCATGGCTAAGCGTGGAGACCCTAGACTAACCAGAGATTACAAAGCGTTTCGGTTAAAGGTATTGGCAAGAGACCAATGGTCTTGCTTCTATTGTCAACAGCCAGCCACAACAGTTGACCACATCATCCCTATTAGCAAAGCACCTGATCTAGTGGTCAGTTATGAGAACGCAGTAGCTTGTTGTACTAGCTGTAACAGTTAGATGCTGCCCAAGCAGATAAGAATGCACCTGCGGTAAGGATGTAAGGGTTTTTCATATTCATGCTGTGCCTCCTAGTAGCGGGATATTAAAGAACGAACCATCTTCATCACCTGCTTTAGTGAAAGAAATATGGCAATGATGCTTATGCGGATTAGATCCTTTGTAAGTTCTCCAGCGCCATCCCATGCGCCATGAGGCGATGCGACCGTTGAAGATAATGTAGGCAATGCGCTTGTCTGTCTTGGCAAGTCTGCGAAGCTGATCAGCAATATCGGGCATGAGGTCTGGCTTGGCCTTACCAGAGACATCTCGATCGAGGTCGATCGCTCTAACATTCCCAGTCGATGCACAAGGTATGTGGTTGCTAGTACCTGCTGACATATGGCGGGCATCGGCGATCCAGCCATCGGAAGTGCGATCGCGGTCTGGGTATGTGTCATCGAACTGTTCTCTTAGCTGCTGACCTGCCTTGCATAACTTAGGCTTCATCTTTAAACCTAGGAATTAAATCACAGCCTTGGCATTGCCATTGGTAATTCATTGTGCTTAAAAATAATTCTTTGTGTCCGCACTCAGGGCGTGGTGCAATAAAAGCGTCTGCATCAAGATCGTAGGTATAGCCAATTCCGGCATAGTTATAGCGGATCTTGCTATTGTAAGATGTTTGAACCCAAGTTCCCCCAAGATTATCTATCAACCATTGGTAGCCTTCATCGCCATTAGGATCGTTGTTATCGCCAACAAGTACTGAAATTACTTTGTTATCTTTATCTAGTTGCGCCCAGTTGCTCAAGTTACACCGCCGTTTTCAGATAGCGAACAATTACAATTCCTGAACCGCCGCTAAAACCATTGATGTAACTTGCTTCTGACCACCACCGCCGCCACCGCCTGTGTTGGCAGTTCCTGCAGTTCCACCAGCGCCCTGATTATTTCTGCCGTTACCACCGCCGCCTAGACCACCAGTAGATGCTGCAACAGAACCGTTAGTTCCACCACCGCCGCCACCTGCGTAATAACCGCTTGCGCCTGTTGAAGTAGCTGTAGCCCAACTTGAATAACTATTTGATCCAGCGCCACCATTACCTGCAACGCGTGGAATAGAGTTTTGTCCATTACCACCAACAGCAGTAGCACCGCCGCCGCCACCTGCAGAGCCTGCATCGGTTGCGCCTGTACCGCCTGCAGATCCTTGACCAGATGTTCCAGTACCACCAGCCGTTCCAGGATACGAACCACCACCGCCAGAACCGCCATTGATACCAGCAGGCGTGCCTGTCTGGCAGCCACCACCGCCACCGCCTACGGCAGCAGTTAGTGAACCGAATTGTGAGTTTTCACCGCTAGTTCCTCGGTTGCTATTTGTACCACCTGCACCGCCAGAACCAACCGTTACTGTGTAAGTTTGTGAATTTAGCGTTTGTGAAGTTAAGTTTAATAAACCACCTGCACCGCCGCCGCCGCCTGCTTCACCGCCGCCACCACCACCGCCTGCTATGACTAATAAGTCCACAGATAAAGTGCCATTAGAAACAACTAAATTTCCATTACTTGTAAAAGTTCTATAAAAGTAAGTCGCATCAGATGTTAAAGTTCCACCAGATACAGATTTTCCTGGTGGTGGTGTAATACCAGCAATTACATTAGCGATCATTAACCTATTGCACCCACGATATACCAAGTATTAGCAGCGGTCTTGATGCAAGCTGCTGATTTATATTGAGCAAGGGTTGGAGAAGCTGCTGTTGCACCGGCACTCAAGACGGTGGTTGTGCCAGGTGTTACTGCTGAGATAGTGCAGAGTCCAGCCCCGATATTAAGAACTGTAAGGACTGTGCCGATTTCGAATGCCACCGAAGCATCGGTAGGGATCTTAAAGGCGATAGCAGTTGCCTTGTTCATGATCTCTAGGCTCTGGTACTGGTCTGCCAAGACCGCTGTGTAGTCGGCTGTATTAGCTGCGCCTACTGAGAATGAAGTGAGTCCGTTATACATAGCCGCGCTAAGGACATCGCCCGTTGCTGCTGGAAAGCCTGTTGCCATTTATATCTCCTAGTACGCCATGATTGATTGTCCGATTATACCTGATACAGGGCTCGAAATTATGAATCCTTCGATGGTAGGTTCGAGCGTAGTTATCGTGCAGCGCATTGAGTTCGGCGTAATATCCCATGCGAAGCCTTGAGCCTGTAATGTTTTAACGATAGTTGAGCCGTCTGGCTGAACATTCGTAATTTTTAACGGTTGGAAATAATCTAATTCCAACATAGTGGCAGTTGGTACATCTGGATCGAGTAGATCGACCGTCATGGCATCGATGCGGATTGTGGTCTCTTTACGAGTTGCCACATATATCTTTGCAATGTTTAGAGTGTCTGCATCTGTCTGGGCTACGAGGTTGGTCTGATTAAGTTGATGAGGGAAGTACTTAGCGATAGAAGCTGCATCCTCTGAGATCATCTCTGTGCCTCCTACGCGAGTCATGCCAGCGCTGTTCACAATCAACTTATCATCGAAGGCGAAGGTTAGATTGGAGTAAGGGATACCTGTGGTCTGATTAAACTCAATAGGAGTCTGACCATACGCCTTGATTACATTGGTGCGGTTTAAGAATACGGCTGTGCCTTCATGGTTGATGTAGAACGCGCCCTGCTCTGAGAACTCTGCATTCTTTATAGCATCGAGCGCTGTTCGAGCGGTGCCAGGATCAGCAACGCAGGTTGTATTGCCTGTGTCGATTGTACGCATCGAGGCAGGCCAACTTACATCATCGAGGATCTTGCCGATCCGTGTGCCGGTATCTTGACCAGCGGTAGAACTTGCTACGGTTGTGATGCCTGCAAGTTGCATAAGCCTGAAAGCATCTGTGCATTCGATATCGACATATCCAGTCTCTTGACCTTGAGGATATGTGTAGCGATAGTTCGTTGTATAGCCTGAGAATAGGAAGTAGCCCACTCCGCCTACTGTGCCAGAGATACGCAGCTTGCGTAGTGGAGTTAAGAAGCCGAAGTAAGGGCTAGCAGCATTTTGCGGGTTAAAGTATGAGAGTGGATCTAGAACGCGAACTGTAGCTGTGCCAGCCTCGTAGGTATCGCGCATGATGTTGCGACCACGCCTAATAGATATCTGTCGAACATTGGGAGTCAGATCAACTGTTGGCTCTGGAGTTGTGCTTGAAGCAAGTGTGCCTGTGCCTAGAACTCCGTACTTAGGATCGCCAATAGTAAAAGGAAAGCCAAAGGTGGCTCCGCTAGTAAAGTCGAAGCTGACAGATATCTGAGCAGGTAATGTCACGGCTGGAATGAACCCTTGAGTCTGCCGATCGAGGAAGCAGATCCAGATAGAGAACCTTCGAGTAGTCCGTTACGAACCAACTCTACGAGATCGCCTTCGGATACAACATTGCCAGCAACATAGACATTGACATTGCCATTAGCGCCGACTCCGGCGGAAGTTGCGCCTGTGCCATAAGTCGAAGTAATGGCTGCTATCTCAGCGCCATTGTAGGTAGGTGTTCTCACATTGTAATTACCCGCTGCAACTGCCGCTGCAAGAATGGCAGCTTGTTTAAGTGTCTCAATCCAGCCAACGAAAGGATCTTTAGCGGCAGGAATGCCAGAGTAATAAGCTACAAAATCCTTAGTTAGTCCCTGAGACTTAGCGATCTCACCTGCAAGTTTAGTAGCCTCTGATGTATTGCCAGTCAGGACTGCCATCTGTAACTCAATGCGCTTACGATCTTCATCTGAAAGATTACCCTTTAGAGCTGCGATGCGTTGGATCTGCTCTATATCGAATATGCCGCCAGCCTTCTTAAGTTTTGCTTCTTCGGCTGCTTGCTTCTTAGCCTGGGCTGTTGCAGCCTTCTGAGCGCGAATTAACTTGGCTTGGGCTTCTGCTCGCTTCTTCTGCTCTGCCAAGAATAGTTTCTGCTCGGCAGTCATTGTCGGAGTTGTCTCTTGAGTGCGCTGCTTTGCGCCTTCTTCGCTGATCTTTGTAACTATAAGTCCAATAGCAGATCGTTTAAGGAAGAACTCTGCTACCTTGATTAACTTTTGGAAGGTTGGGTTGTCCCAGATTTTGCGAACATAACTAGCAACGCCTACGAAGAAGTCGGCTGAACCTTCGGCTAATCTTGCAATGCTCTCTGTGACTGTGCCAATGCTGTTGGCGCTTCCACCTACCAGGATGTTAAGAGACTCCATCAAGCCCTTGCCGATTGTCTCTGAGGCATTATCTCCAGCGAGGGCAAGTGCATCCATCTTGCCTGCATAGGTTTCTAGGTAAGCAGCATTCGATCCGGCGAACTGGGTGTTAAGTCTTTCCATGATCTGCTCGAAAGACATGCCAGTAAGTTCAGCGGCGGTTAAACCTGTTGCATACTTCTTAAGACCTTTTGTGTTACCTACGAAAGCGTTGCCGAGATCGGTTGTAACTGTCTCTAAAGCAACGCCAGATCCTCGGCTAATTTCAATCGCTTTGCCTAATAGATCTTGGGCATAGGTCAATGAGCCTGTCTGAGTAATCAACTTACTTAATGCTGGACGAAGTTTATCGTCTGCGACATTCGAGGACTTCTCAAGGCTGGAGATGAACTGCTCATTAGATGCGACTGCAAAGTCTAAGCCTAAGTTCTTGAGTGTATTGGCTAGAGCTGCGGCTGCCTTCTCATCTTCCATGAAAGCCTTAACTGCGGCTTTACCGAACTGAGTAATGGCTTGGACAGAGAACGCGGCAACCATCGCCACGCCAAGCTTCTTAACGCCCTTTTCAAGACCAGAACTAGCCTTGTTAGCCTTCTTAAATGCTGGTGCGCCGGTGAACTCCGAAGCAATCTTAATAACTACATTGCTCATGCGGCACGCTTCAAATCTACTACTTGGCTGCGCTTGTTAAACTTTTCGGTTGTCTGCTCAATGGCCTTGAACACTCTGGCATTGGCTTTACCTTGAGTGTTAGCCCATGCTCTGAAAATTAAACGACCCATCATTTTATTATCTTTCTTGCCTGAACCGTAGAGGTTGCCAAGATTAGAAATAAATTGGTTTCCAGCATAAGGGTTAACGGATCGAGATACGCCCTTGGATGCTCCGCCTGCCTTTGGCCCTACCCAGTCTTGGCCTTGACCATTCTTACGCCCAGCGGTTTCATAGATGGCACCAAGCATAGATTTGTTTTGAATACGCACTAGGTTCTTGAAGCCTTTGCTATTTACCATCGAAGGAGTTGTCTTATATATAATGCCGCGCTTAATTTCAGCTGCATCATATTTAGGAAACTTGTGACCGCCATCTTTAGCTCTTTCAGCCCAGCCAGACATAGGTGTTTCTAGGGGAACAAACCCGCGAGCTTCGGCAACAATCGGTTTAAGAATGATACCTAACTCGCGGGTTAGTTCCTTGGCTAAGTCGGGTGCATATTGATTAAGAGCTTTACGAAGTGCGATTCCGCCTACTACTTCTGTTGGCATTGTCTCGCTCCTTTGCTATGTCTTTTAATACTTCAATGTGCGCCTGTAAAGCCATCGGAGATAAATCTACGATGCTCTGGAACGGAACTCCAAACTCATGACTCAAACGAGCCGCGAGATAGCAGACTGAGTTCCGGTCTATCCTAAAGGGTCAGACTCAACCACATCCACGCTTACGAGCGTTTCAATGAACGCTTCGCC